GCCCCTGCGGCTTGGGCTGCTCACCGTAAGAAGCTTCCATCGCGTGGCGTACCTCGGCTATCTCCCGCTGCTGCGTGATCCAAACAACTGCGACGATGCACAGCACCAGCACTAAAATCGAACCCATAATCTTGTCGTCATTTCTCATGTTTGTTCTCCATCTTCAGCAGGGCTTGTAGGAATCTGATTGCGTTTTCTATATCAGCTCTGGGGTTGGCGCTTTGCCCTGCGTACTTCGTCACAGCGACATTTCCTGCACGGTATGAGCACTCTATTTCGCTCATCACTTCCCCCTCGCAGCCACTGCCGCTTCTGCCAATTTGCGATCAAATTTTTCTCTGTTTGCACGGTACCAGTAGCTCACTGTCCCGGCGCTGACGCCGTAATGCCGCGCCAGAGCCTTTGCCCGGATGCCCACTCGCTTGCAGTGTGCAGATGCGCTGTCAGTCATTTGGATGCTCCACACGCGCGATGCGATCAGGGCGGAACCAGATGGAGGACTTCATGAGCACCGTGTGCAGTCTGTTGCGCTTATCGATCCACCAGAACGAATCGTCTGGCGCGTTGACAAACTCGGGGTTGGTAACCTCCCCCTCATCGTCGTATTGGCATTCGATCCACTTAGTAGTAGTCATTCTGCATCTCCTCCAGCTCTGCGTTCCACAGCTCGGTGGCCTCGACGTCGGCTTCAGCCACAAGGCTATCGGGTCCTTTCCATTCAGCGTAAGGAACCGTTGTCCCCTCATCATCGATCATGACGCTGACGATCTGGCCGTACCAGTACGTGAACAGCGTGTCACCGACAACGATGTCACCTGAATACTCATGCTCCTCCGGATCTTCTTCTGGGAGCATGGCGTCGTAGTGCTGTTGTGCGCTAGTGAAGCTCATCTTTATCCCCCATGCGTGCGGCCAGCTCCCTCTTTTCCAGTTCCTGTTGTGTGACGATCCTACCTAATATCTCGGTTATGGAGACGTCATAAAACATGCACACGCCCCACAGCATGGGCACCAGCGCGCCAATGAGAGTAGTCGCTATATAGTATTTACTCTTGTCCTCATTGGCGCTCTCCCAACGGTCCAGAAGCTCTGCCATCTCGCGAATCAGGGTATCGGAATCCTTCGCCATCTGTTCCTCTTGCGTCTTCATTGTGCCGTCCTCGGGCACAAATGCGCCCGGTTGTTGTAGTCAGGCCAGCCCAGTTCGCCGGCAGAGGATGTCCACAGCGCGACCATCTCGCAGTGGTGCTTGAGCGCGGCTGCGTCTAAGTCGTGATCAGATGACGGCTGGCAGGCAGCCAACGCAAACAAAATTATCAGAAGGACTCTCATGCCTGCCTCCAAATTCGGATGCCGTCACCCTCACGGCGCGCAATAAACTTTTTGTTGTGGCGGTCGCCACAGGACTTGGCTGCACGGTAGGCTCGGCCATTCAGATCCTCGCCCGGATAGGCCACAGACTCTCCGACTTCCATATCGGCAAATGGATACTTGGTTGCCCGCTCCCCGCGAGGGATGGGGATGTCTTTAACGATCTCGGTCATGCTGTACCTCCTTTGACTATTCGAGGAATTATTATATTTATTATATGCACAAAAGAAAACATTTATTTACTTTAATCTGACAGATTTGTGACGCGATCTGAATAAACACCGCCCTCAGCATACGTCTCTGCGATTGCAGCTGCGCGCTCTGGATCTGACAGCGCCAGCACCTTGCAGTACTCTCGCACGACCAGAGCGCCGGCTAGTCGCATCAGCGGCGTCTCGTAGTAGTCCGCCAGCTCGCGCGCCATGTAGTAGTGCTCTGGCCGCATAATCACAGCTGTCGCATTACGCTTTACGAAGTTGACCCCGAGCCGAGGACCCGGCTTCTTGCTGAGCGCTCGTTTCTTTCGCGGCTTCTTTACGGGGGCTTCGATATCAGTTGTCGTGGTCATTTCTTCTGCTCCGGATCAGGTTCGTACTCTTCGTCGTACTCTTCGTCGTACTCCTCATCAACAATATCCTCAGCGATTTCGTCAACAATCGGCGTGACATCGATCACTTGCGCGGGGTCGCCGTACATCGCCTTGATCTCCTCCAACTTCTTTCGCACTTCATCCGCGCTCATGGTGTCGATGGTCCCGTGGCGGATCTCCTTGCGCTCGACGTAGATCGTTCCCAGCGCCTGACCACGTCGGTACTCCGCTTGCACAGCTGCAGAGTAGTTGCCGGCCTCCAGCGCCTTGTCGCGGATGATCTGCAGGTCTCGCATGTGTCGCTCTATCGTCGTGCCATACTTTTCCGCAACGTCCTGTCGATAGCGCTGAATGGCAGCGACAACGTGGGGATTGCGCTTTGGGTTTGTCAGGTTATAGCCAATGTCACCCGCAGAATCTTTTGAGTAGCCGGCAGCTAAAGCCGCTTGCACAAGGGTCACCTTTCCATCACCGTCAATTAGCTCTTGGATAAATCTCCATTGCTGTGGTGTTACCGGGCGCGTCTGGTCCTCAAGCGGCGCTACTGGCGTGCTCAGGCGCGCATTGAGCCTGTCTCTGCGCACTGGTGATTGGTTAAGCAGTGTTGCTATGGGTCCTTTTTTTACGGTCATGTTGCGGCCTCCTGCGTGGACTTAACATGGCTCTTTGCAGCCTCCGCGCCCTTCGCCACAAAGGTTTTATGGCCGATCAGGTTTAAATATTCGATCCAATCTCTTTGCTCTGCTGACACACTGCCTCCCTTGGTTTTTTTGAATTCAATCCACAACAACCACGCAGGGATAAACAGATCAGGCACACCCGGCGAGACTCCCTCCAGCTTAAACCTGCCCCCTTCTCGGCGTGACCTAGCGCCCCCGTTCGGGATAGCAAAAATGCGAACTTCAGGATAAGTCCGCCGAAACCACCAAACAAACTCCCTCTGCTCCTCATGCTCCGTGGGGACTCTATCCACCGTAGAAACCTTTAAGTCTGCAGAAGACTTTAAAACGGTATTCGCATTTCTAGCCAGTCTTCGCATTGATTGAGCTCCCTCGCAAATTGTTCTGGCACCACCTGATCAAACTTCATGCAGGTGGCGCTGAAAGATAAAAAGTGTTCACACGTAAAACAACATTTTGGCGGCCTTCTTTTATAGTAGTCTTTAACAAATTCTGGCTCGCGATACATATCAAAACTCTCTTCTAGTAACCCGAAAAAATTTTCCGTCTTTCTTATAACTAACCAACTGTGGCTTTCTCCCGAAGTTTAACTCTGCACAAATGCTGCCCAAGTCGTCATGCTTTAAAGCATTGACGGCACCGCTTTTCGCAGCAATGGCCGCAAGCTTCTGTGCGGCAGTTGCGCCAGAGTAACCGTCGTGCAGGATTGTAAAATACTCTGTCACCACCGGGTCAGAAAACGCACCGTAATAGTCAACTGCAATCATGCGCTTGCCGCTTGCCTTGCTGACATGCTCTCGCCAGCGCCAGTCGCTGATACTCATGTCAATGGAGTCAAGCCCCATGATGTCAGCATCGCGCAGTGCAAGCTTTGGTTTTTTTGGTGGCGGGAACGGAGCGCCGCAAGCCGGACAAAAAGCTTTTGAGATATGCACAAGCTCTCCACAGGATGCGCATACTTTGACTGGCGGCTCGCCATCACCGTCTTTTTTCTTATTAGGCGGATTCACAGCGGTGATTGGACCGTGCGTCTCAACGACGCCAGCAAAGTCAAGCACGAGACAATGATCGGTGTGGCTCTTGGGGCGCAGCCCTCGACCGGCCATCTGCATATATAGTACAGGCGACATGGTGGCGCGCAGCATTGCAATCAAATCGATGTCCGGGTAATCAAAGCCGGTTGTCAGCACGTTGACGTTCGTCAGCGCCCGAATCTTGCCAGCCTTGAAGTCGTTTATTATATCTTCACGGTCAATTGCAGAAGTATCCCCGGTCAGGCAGGCAGCCTCAATGCCGCGCTCCATCAGTTCATGCGCGACGTGTTGAGCGTGCTCAACGCCAGCGCAGAAAAACAGCCACGCCTTGCGATCCCCAGCAAGACTAATCACCTCGTCAACCACCGCCTTATTATGCTTTTCTGTATCAAAAGCCGCCTGCATTTCCGACTCAATGTAATCACCGCCGCGTTTTTTTATGCCCTCGGTGCTGAGCTTCTCCTTGGTAATCTTCGATCTGAGCGGTGCTAAGTACTTTTTATGTATAAGCTCCTCGAGGCTTACCGGCTCCAGTAGGGCATCAAACAGCGCCGGCTTGTCAGTGATCATCCCATGACCCAACCGATATGGCGTCGCAGTCAAACCGATAACCCGTATCCTCGGGTTAATTTCCATCAGGTTATTAATCAGCTTTCTGTAACCGCCGGCATCCTCATGGCTGATTAGGTGGCACTCGTCAACAATGATCAGGTCAACATGACCAATCTGATCTGACTTATTGCGCACAGACTGGATCCCGGCAAATGTGATTGGCTCGTTCAGGTTGCGCATGCCCAAGCCGGCTGAGTATATGCCCATCGGCGCGCCCGGCCAGTGCTGGCGCATCTTCTCTGCGTTCTG